GGAAGATGCGCGACGTCCTCGACGCCTACGCCCACGCAATCCAGCCCTGGGCCAGGTCCGTCGCCCGCTTCATGCTGGCGGATGTTTCGAGACGCGACGAGCAGGCCTGGAAAGAGACCACCAAGCGCATGTCCCTCGGCGTCCGCGAGGAGCTACGCCGGGCCGACACCGGCCGTGCCGCGCACCAACTGATGCAGGAGCAGGTGGACCTCATCACCTCCATCCCGCGTGAGGCCGCCGACCGGGTCCACGCTTTGGCGATGGAGGGCCTCGTGTCTGCTGCCCGCTTCACCGAGGTCCGCAACGACCTGCTGCGCACCACGCACGTCACTGTTAGTCGCGCGAACCTCATAGCGCGCACCGAAGTCGGCCGTGCCGCAACGACCTTCCAGCAGGCACGGGCGGAAGCGGTTGGCTCTGAAGAGTATGTATGGAGGTCGGCTGAAGATTCTGATGTCAGACCGCTGCACCGCAAGCTGAACGGTCACACCTATCGATGGGACGATCCACCGGTCTCCGGCGAGAACGAGGAGCGGTCTCATCCCGGCGCCATCTACAACTGCCGCTGTTATGCGGAACCGATCTTACCCGAACGGATCTGAAGAGGAGAAAGTCAAAATGAAGTTCGCCAACAGAGTTCTTCTGCCGTTCGTGCTCTCGGCAGCCATGGTCGCCGCCGTGCTCGGCGAGGCCCGCGCGCAGGTCACCACCGTCAACTCATTACCCGCGCAGTACAGCACCTACCGCGCCGGGATTGCGGCCCTCGCCCCGGCCGCGGCCACCACCGACTTCTTCACCATCACCGGCGCCGCCAACAAGGTGATCCGGGTCCGCAAGCTTCACTGCGACGGCGTGTCCACCGCGGCCGCCGCCAACGTCATCCAGGTCCTCAAGCGCTCGACCGCGGACACCGCGGGCACTTCGACCGCTCCGGCCGCCGTCCCGCTGAACGCGGCCATCGGCGTCGCCGCAGGTGCTACGCTCGCCGCATACACCGCGAACCCGACGCTAGGTACCATCGTGACCGGCATCGTGGCGACCGCCGTCCTGGTGACCATCCCCGCGGCCTCGGCGACCTTCGAGACCGGCGTCACCTTCGACTTCTCCAACCAGTTCGTGTTCCTCAACACCGCGGCCCAGCAGCTGGCCCTCAACGGCGTCGCGACGAGCTTCTCGGCTGGCACCAGCCTCAACTGCGACGTCGAGTGGTCCGAGTAAGAACAGCCTAAGCGGGTCATCACCCCCCTGACCCCAAGGCTCAGGGGCCGTCCGAGCTTCCGACCTCCCCTGCGGATGCCCAGGCGGCCCCGTCCTTTCAACACGGAGACATCGAAGAGTGATCGGCAACCAGCCCAATTCCCAGAACGCGCTGACGACGACCCTCGTCGTGCTCCAGGCATTCAAGGGCCAGCTCACCGGCCTGGTTGCCGTGAACCCTAACGCTGGCACCGTGTACCTGCAATTTTTCGATGCAGCGGTGACGACCGGTATTACGCTCGGAACCACCGCTCCTTACTACTCGCTGGCGCTGGCCGCGGGCTACAATAACCTGGACAGCCTCATGTTCAACCATTTTCACGGCATCGTGGTCGCGGCCACCACCACTCCGACGGGTTCGACCGCACCGGGATCGAACGTGCTAGCGACCTTTGGGACGAGGTTTGATGACTGATGCTGACGGTTCACATCCACCTGCACAGGACGAAGGATGCTTCGCCGGAGATGCAGGCATGGCAGGCCCGTCATTTGGGGCGCGAGCAACAATACAGGTCTTCGCGGTGAGGTCCTTCGACCGCGGCCTCGTGTATGCCGACGCCGTCATCGGTCCCAAGCGGCGCAAGACGCCGGAGGGGTTCCTGCTGTGCGAGGATGTGCCGATAGCGCGCACCGGCACCCAGGACTACACGAATGACGAGATTGAGGGCGTCGAGCCTGGTCGCGACGGCGTGATCAAGGTCGAGCGGCGCGACGACGATGTGTTCCGCGATGAGACCATCCGTTCCTTCGAGGGGAAGGACGTCACCGACGACCACCCCGACGACTTCGTCGGGCCGGAGAATTTCAGGGAACACGCCGTGGGCACCGTGCTTAACCCGCGGCGCGGTGAAGGCGCGCAGGCGGACTGCATCATCGCGGACCTTCTGATTAAGGACGCGGACGCGATAGCCGCGGTCGAGTCCGGCAAGCGCGAAGTCAGTTGCGGCTACGACGCCGACTACGAGAGCCTGGGGCCGGGGCGCGCCCGGCAGCATAACATTGTTGGTAACCACGTGGCGCTGGTCGACCGGGGACGGTGCGGACATCGCTGTTCGATAGGAGACGAGCATATGGCGAACTGGAAAGACAAGGTCATGCGGCTCCTGGCGGGCACGAATGACGAAGAATCATTCATGAAGGGCGTCAAGACCGAGGGCACCCACGACGAGGGCGAGGGCGGCAGCGCCGGCATCCACGTCCACGTCCACGGCGGCCCCGAGGGCGAGACCACCGAGGCCCCTACCACGGACGCTAACGAGGAACGTTTCAAGGGCCTCGAAGGCCGCATGGACTCCTTCGAGGGCGGCCTGAAGGAAATCAAGGACGCCATCACTTCGCTTTCCGGTACTCATTCCGAAGGCGAAATCAATGAAGGTGAAGGCGACGAGGAACCGCTCGAACTCCAGGAAGAGGAGGGCGAATCGGAATCCGAGGGCGCAGTTAAGGACCGCAAGAAGGTTAAGGACGCCGCCCCGCTCAAAGCCGAGCACGCTACCGTGGTTGCAGGTTGCGAAATTCTTGTTCCAGGCTTCAAGGCGCCGACCTTCGATGCCAAGGCCGACGCGAAGAAGACCCGCGACTCGCTGTGCCTCGCCCGGCGCCGCGCGGTCATCGCCTTCGCCAAAACGAACGACGGTGCCAAGGTTGTGGCCGCGATCACGGGCGTCGGCACATTTGATACCAAGATGCCTTGTGCAGGACTTATCCCGATCTTCAACGCATCGGTTGCGATGACCAAGGACCGCCGGGCCAGCGTGATCAACCTCTCGTCCGCGGTCGATCCGAAGACGAAGGGCAAGGTGCCCCAGTCGATCCCGGAGTTCAACGACATGTCGCGGGACTTCTGGAACAAGCAGTCGGCGAAGAAGTGAACCCACCCACGGAGGCTATGTAAATGACTTCTTTCACGTTCAGCATGCCCGCCGGGATTCCCGGCGCGGTCAACCGGGTGGGCGGCGGCGCGACGCCGGTCATTGAAGCTGTACAGCAGCACGCTTCGACCCCCGTCACGGCCTACGGTTTCGCGGGCTTCATGGATGCGACCGCCGGCACTCTCAGGATGCCGGCATCTGGAGACGCCGCACCCTACTACGGCGTGCTTGTCCGGCCGTTCCCGCTCCAGCAGCAGACCACGACCCAGGCGTTCGGGGCAGTGGCTCTGGGCGCGGCGACTCCGCCGGGCGCGGGCTCCATCGTGGACGTCATCCGCAAGGGTTACGTGACCGTGCTCCTGCAGAACTCGACCGCTGCGGTGAAGGGCGGGATCGTCTATGTCCGCAACGTGACGTCGGGCGCGAACGTCGCCGGTGGCCTCGAAGCGGCGTCGGGTGCGAACCTGGTGGCGACGCTGTGGACCTTCATGGGTCCGGCCGATGCTTCTGGCAACGTCGAAATTTTCTTGAATTAATAGGAGGCTGAACACATGTACCTTCGTAACAAGATGATGAACGGCGACGCGATCCCGGAAGGGATGGTGCGCCGCTTCACGACCGACGGCCTCCAGACTTTCGATCAGGCCACGCTGGACAGCACCGGTGCGTTTCTAAATGGAGAGCTTGAGCGCCTCGATCAGACTTTGCACATGCCGCTGGTGTCGTACACCTGGGGCCGTGACATCGAGCTCAGGGAGGATGTTTCCGTCGCCGACGAGGCGTCGTCCTTCACGAACTCGTCCTTTGCGGTGGCACCGGGGATCGCCGGTGGTTCGTTCCTCTCGGGGAAGAGCTGGGCCGGGAAGAACACGACCAAGCTCACCGGCATCTCGCTCGACATCGGGAAGACGACTAACCCCCTGATCATCTGGGCCGAGGAGGTCCAGTGGTCGGTGCCCGAGCTTATGTCGGCCGAGAAGCTGGGGCGGCCGGTCGACACCCAGAAGTACGCGGGTATGCAGCTCAAGTGGAACATGGACGTCGACGCCATGGTCTACGGCGGCGA